CGATGGGATTCAGGTTCTCTAGTTCCCGGATCTCGTTGACCGTCATCCACCCGTTCTGCAGGGCCGAGACGTAGTACGCCGCCCGGCTGGTGTGGTCGCCCCGGAGTAGGCCGCTTACCGAGTGTTCCGCGAAGAAGGTCTCATCGTCCACGATGAGGTCGCGGCTGATCGCGGCTTCCCACCGCTTCAGATGCGGCAGCAGGCAGTGCTGCACGAACTCCGTGCCCTGCACCTCGATGTTGCTGTACGTGCTGCGGGTCAGGTCTTGAATCATGTGGGGCGGCACGCGGAACGCCCGGCAAATCTCGATGACCTGGTACTGCCGCGTCTCTAGAAACTGGGCCGCCTCGTTGCTGCCGCTGAGCTCGTGGGCCTTCACGCCGTTGGGCAGCACAGCCGTGCGGAACGCACGATCTGCGCCCCGGTGCATCCGCTCCCACTGCTCGCGGAGCCGCTCGGCCGCCTCCACCGGAATCGGGTTGTCGCTCTCCAGCACGATGCCGGGCCGGGCACCGTTGCCGAAGTAGGTGCTGCCGTGGGCCTCCAACGCCTGGGCCAGGCCGATAGCGTTCTGGAAAATCCTGTAGGTCGGGATCGCCCGAATCCCGTCTTCGGTCGTGAACCGCAGGGCGAATATCTGCGACTGCGAGTAGACGGTCTGGCGTCCGCTGGGCTCGCGGTACAGATACCGCAGCGTGCCGTCTTCCAGCCGCTCAACTTCCATCCGGCTGCTATGCAGCGGCCACAACTCTGAGACGGCACCTCGAGCACCTGGCCGGATCTCGGCGTAGCTGGCACCGTAGTGCAGGTACATGCCGGTCATCCAATCCCGGAACTCCTGCGCCGTCTGCCACGGGTTCGGCTGCATGTGCAGCAGCCGGTACACCGGATGCGTCGGTGCCTTGGCCTTGCCGCCATCGGCGAGCCGCTCGTAAACGTGCAGGGGCAGGGCCGACACGGCGTCAGAAATGACCCGAATGCAGGCAGTGTAGGCCGAGCACGCCATCGAGTTGTCGGCGTTGACCCGGATGCCTGAGGGCGTGCGGCTCGACGACACCTCGGGCCAATCAATGCCGCGGAGGTCGAACATCTTGTAGTCGGCGGCGGCGTTCTCGCTCATAGCGTGATGATGTCCCAGTTCTGCTCGGGTGCCGGGGCGGTTGCTGTCGCGTGGATGCCGAGGGCCATCGTCAGCGCCACGATGCCGTCGATTCGCTCGTTGCTCTTCGCCTTGCTGGGCTTGATGTTTCCGGCGTGGTCCTGCTGAATCGCCACGTTCGACGCCTGCCACGCCAAGACGGGATGCCCGCCGTGGAGCAGCTTGCCGCCCACGACCAGGGCCTCGAGTTGCTTGGCGGGCGAACTCATCGAGCCGTAGCCCTGCCCAAAACCTAAGACATTCACGCCATCGCCTTGCAGTTGCGTCGCCAACTGCGTGGCGTTCCAGCGGTCGATCGCCACCTGGCGGACGTTGTATTTCTTCGTCAGGGTCATGATGTCGGCCCGCACCTGGTCGAAGTCGGTCACGTTGCCGTGCGTCAGGTGCAGCCGGCCTTCCTTCGCCCACTGGTCATAGGGAACCCGGTCCCGCTTGACCCGGTCCCGCATGTTCGTCTCTGGAATCCAGAAATGCGGCTCCACCCAGAAGGTGCCGTCGTCCAGCTGGAACAGCAGGCAGAAACAGGTCGTGTCGAACGTGCTGGCGAGATCAAGGCCCGCGAAACACTCCCGGCCGTCGAGCATCACAGGGCAGGGCTTGTTGCCCTGGGCCCAGTGCTCCATCCGCAGCCACCGCGTGTCCTGCTCCGTCCACTGGTTCAGGTGCAGCCGCCGGAAGGTGTTCTCCTCGCTCGGCATGTCCTGGGCCCGCTTACACCGGACCCGCAAGTCGTCGAGCTTCACGCTGACGCCCAGGTTCGGGTTGGCCTTTCGCCAGGTCGCCTCCTTCGTCCAGTCGTCCTCGGGGTCGGCGGCGTAGATCGCAGGCAGGAAGGTGGGGTCTTTGATCGCCCCGTCGCGGACGGCCAGGGCGTATCGCCAGATCTCCCAGCAAATGCTCTTCCGGTCGTAGCCGGCCGTGGTCAATGCAACGCACAGCGGCTGTCTTCTGGCACCGGAACTTGTGGTCATCACATCCCATAATTCCCTGTCGGGCTGGGCGTGGAGCTCATCGAAAATAATCCCGTGAGCGTTCAGCCCGTGCTTCGTGAACGCCTCCGACGACAGGGCCTTGTACGTTGAGTGCGTGTCCTCCCGCACGATGGAATTGCGAAACACCCGTAGCCGGCTCCGCAGCTTGGGCGAGTTCTCGACGCAGACCTTCGCCATCTCGAAAACGAGCCGGGCCTGGTCGCGGTCGGCGGCACACGAGTAGATCTCGGCTCCCGGCTCACCGTCGAACATCAGCTTGAGGGCGATTCCGGCGCAGAGCGTGCTCTTGCCGTTCTTGCGAGGGATCGCCAGCAGGCTCGTGCGGTACTGCCGCACCTCGCCTTTCATCGTGCCGAAGAGACGGCCGACGTAGTCCTTCTGCCACGGCTCGAGCAGGAACGCTTTACCACCGAGCTCGCCTTTCGCGTGCGTCAGGTTCTCCTCGAAGAACCGGATCGCAATGTCGGCCGCCTTGGCGTCAAGCAAACATGCGGGCGTCGTCGTCGTTTTCTTGCGGGCCTTGGTCAACGGCAGACACCCTCGACAGTGCGGATGCAGTCAGCCCGAACTCCGACGCGAACTTCAGCATCTGGTTCCGTGCATCCCGCTTCCGGTTCCACGCCGGGTGATTGCTCACCCTACCCTTGTCGTCCATCAGCGTGGTGCCGTTGGCCTTGAGCTCCTGGTCCGCCTGAACCATGTCGGCGAACGAGTCGCAGTACGCCGCGAGTGTCTGCTGATGCCTGGGGCTCATGACCTTGGACGCCTCGAGCATTGGCACGATCCGCTCCCACTCGGAACGGGCGACCTCGGACAGCCAGGCCGGGGCCGGCGGGACGCCAGGCGGGGCCTCGATGCCGGTCGCGTGGGGCCCGCGAATGCGGGAGCCACGCAGGCTAAGGATCTGTTTAGGCGTCGGCTTGCGGCCCTTACCCATCGGCTTAACCCAACTTCCAATTACGGCCATTCATACGCAGAGCACACAACCGGGGTTTATTGTCCGGCCACCCCCTGTGATCCGACCTACCCTCCCCCCCGCTGCTCCTGGCGCGTCTTCCTGCCGTGGCACCTGATGCACAGCGTCCTGAGGTTCTCCATCACGTCCTGGCCGCCCTGTGCCTTAGGGGTGATGTGGTCCACGTGGGCTTCCCTCTTATCTGCACACACGCGGCCACAGTCCTGGCAGGCCCATGCGTCTCGGATCAGCACGGCCTGCCGCATCTTGAACCAGGCGGCCGAGCAATACCCACGGGCTGCTGCATTAGGCCTGGCGGTATCGTCTCGCTTGGGGCGTGACGAACGCAGACGCAGCGGCCTATGGGCTGGGATTCGCTGGGGCATGCCCTAGCTCTTGAACATCACCACGCCAACTGTGCCCGTGCTGTTGGTGGTAACGCTGACGATCTTCAGGAACTCGGCAGCGAACACCTCGTCGGGCAGGCTGTAGGAGCGGGCTTCCGTGCTCGAGGGTGCCAGCGTCAGAGCGGCGATGCTGCCATCCGCCTTGTAGAGCCTGGAGAACGACCCGCCAAGGGTGGGGCTGACGAACATCTGGAGCGTGCTGCTGTTGGTGCTCATGGTGCCGAAAGACACGATGGCACCCGCGACGTCCCGCATGTCGAGGGTAGTTGCCAGGGAGGTGGCGGTGTGCAGGGTGATGTCGAAGTCGCGGTAACGGCGGCTGATGGTGGCGTCTGCCATGCGTGGTCTCCTGTGTGTGTGGTGTAGCCCAGCAGGGCGTATCCCTTGCAGGTCACGCAGTCCCTGCCTCGTCGGGCGGCGGAACAATCTCGCCGTCCATGTAAACCCAGCCGATCCCCGGCAGCGTGTCCGTCTCCACCCACTCGCCACCGTGCGTGGTGGCTGCCCACTCGGCACTGTCGCAGACTATGACGCGAGCAACGACGCCCTCCACGATCTGCACACAAAACCTCTCCATCACTACCTCCGAAATCGCACTACAACGACG